GGGGCAAGACAAGATATCTAGGGTCAATGCTGTATCCGATTTGTTTTCTTCTGGTATAGTGTGGGCACCTGGGAACAGGTGGGCCAAGGAAGTTATTGAAGAATGCAACGACTTCCCGAGCGGCACTAACGACGACTTGGTGGACTCCACGACTCAAGCTTTGCTGCGGTTCAGGCAGGGCGGGTTCATTAGGCTTCCTTCAGACGAGCCTGAAGAGCAACGGTTCTTTAAGAGCAGCCACAAGGCGGCTTACTATTGAGGTGCATATGTCAGAAACTCAGAAGTTTATGGGGTCAGGACAGCTTGTTGACAGGCTCACTGCCCAGGTAGGCAACAGAGAAACGGCGGTTAAGATACTTCAGCATCGTGGACAGATGGACGCGCATGGGAATTTGACTGCTGCGGGTCAGGCTAGGAACGTGATGACTGCCGAAGAACGGGCTATAGATAGAGCTAGTAAACGGGAAAAGCACCCGCCCAAAGCGTTTAAGTACAATCCCAAGACCAATCGAACGACACTTAAGGGTAGATGATGGCTACAAACTTTGATAAAGCGGCTTTACCCTTTGACCCTGAAGAGGGTATGAGCGAGGGCATTGAGATCGAGATTGAAGACCCAGAGTCAGTCAACATCAACATGGGCGGGGTGGAAATCAACCTTGACTTTGAAGACGAAGAGGGCGAGTTTGACGCCAACTTAGCCGAGGACATGACTGAGGGCGAGTTGCAATCACTCGGGTCTGAGATGCTTGACCTCGTTGAGACGGACATTAACAGTCGCAAAGACTGGGTGGATGCGTTTGTCAAGGGCTTGGAAGTGCTGGGGATGAAGTACGAAGAGCGTACTGAGCCTTGGAACGGCGCGTGTGGGGTCTACTCTACGCTGCTAACTGAGGCGGCTATCCGCTTCCAAGCGGAGATGATTACCGAGACTTTCCCCGCTGCGGGACCAGTCAAGACCCAGGTTGTCGGTGCAGTTGACAAGCTGAAAGAAGAAGCTGCTGAGCGTGTTCGTGATGACATGAACTATCAGTTGACTGAGGTGATGGTTGAATATCGGCCAGAGCATGAGCGGATGTTGTACAGCTTGGGGTTGTCAGGCGCGGCCTTTAAGAAGGTGTACTACGACCCGGCAATGGGCCGACAGGTTGCGATCTTCCTGCCTGCTGAAGATATGGTTATGCCGTATGGGGCAAGCAACATCTATAACGCTGAGCGTGTCACCCATGTGATGCGTAAGACTAAGAACGAGGTCAGGAAACTGCAAGTTGCAGGTTTCTACAGGGACGTAGAGCTTGGTGACCCAGTACATATCTTTACTGACGTTGAGAAGAAGAAGGCTGAAGAGCAGGGCTATTCACTTACCGACGACGACCGTTTCCAACTATTAGAAATCCATGTCGATTACGACATGCCGGGGTATGAAAATGAAGATGGGATTGCGCTACCGTATGTTGTCACCATTGAACGCGGTACACAGGAGATTCTTTCAATCCGACGCAATTGGGAAGAGGACGATAAGAACCGTCTCAAACGTCAGCATTTTGTGCAATACACTTATATTCCTGGTTTTGGTGCTTACGGGCTTGGTCTTATCCATCTTATCGGTGGCTACGCTCGGGCTGGTACTTCACTTATTAGGCAGCTAGTTGACGCTGGCTCGCTGAGTAACTTGCCGGGTGGGTTGAAGGCTAGGGGCTTGCGGATTAAGGGCGATGACACGCCTATTGCTCCGGGTGAGTTCCGAGACGTAGATGTGCCGAGTGGCACGGTACGCGACAACATCATGCCGCTGCCGTACAAAGAACCTAGCCAGACACTGCTTGCACTGCTGAATCAGATCACGGAAGAAGGCCGCAGGCTGGGCGCTATTAGTGATATGAACATCAGCGACATGAGTGCTAACGCACCTGTCGGGACAACCCTTGCGCTGCTTGAGCGCACGTTGAAGACCATGAGTGCTGTCCAAGCACGGGTTCATGCGTCGATGCGGATGGAGTTCAAGCTGCTGCGCGGGATCATTCGGGACTTTGCCCCTGAAGACTATAGCTATACACCTGAGACAGGTGACCGCAAAGCCAAGCAAGCTGACTACGACACGACGGAAGTGATTCCAGTCAGTGACCCTAACGCTGCCACTATGGCGCAGCGGATCATGCAGTACCAAGCGGCTATTCAACTGGCTCAAGGGGCACCGCAGATATATGACCTTCCCCAACTTCACCGGCAGATGCTGGAGGTGCTGGGCATCAAGAACGCCGAGAAGCTTGTTCCTGTTGAAGATGACCAGACGCCGAAAGACCCAATCAGCGAGAACATGGCATTCCTTGTGGGTAAACCGACCAAAGCCTTCATATATCAAGACCATGATGCACATATCGCCACGCACATGGCAATGATGCAAGACCCGTCGGTGATGGCAATGATTGGGCAAAGTCCGATGGCTCAACAGATGCAGGGCGCGATTCAAGCGCATATTGCTCAGCACTTAGCCTTTGCTTACCGCGCTAACGTCGAGAAGCAGTTGGGGGTTGAGATGCCTGCACCTGACTCAGAACTTACGCCGGACGAGGAAGTGCAGTTGTCTCGTTTGGTTGCTCAAGCCTCGCAGCAGTTGTCCCAGGCTAACCAGCAACAGGCGCAGCAGCAGCAAGCCCAGCAGATGGCGCAAGACCCGGCTATGCAGCTTCAACAGGCCCAGTTGCAGATCGAGCAGCAGGACTTGCAGCGCAAGCAGCAGAAGGATCAAGCGGACAACCAGATCGCTCAACAACGCCTCGCCCTCGACGCTAAGCGGATACAAGCTGATGTTGAGAAGGAAAAGATGCGGGTTCAGTCTGATGCACAGAAGTATGCAATGCAGAACCAGAATGATTCTCAGAATGAAGCTCTGCGGCTTGCTGCACAACAGAAACAGCACAACCAGAAGATACAGGCTGACCTGATCAAGAACTTGACCAAGAGTCAGACGCAACCACAGCCCATGAAGCCGGGAGCTAGGAATGGATAAGTATCTAGAGTATCTGAAGAAACAGTTTACTGAGCGGCAGACTAGCCTTGCCGACGCGCTTGCAGAAGGCGCTGCGAAGTCTTATGAAGAGTATAAGCAGTTGGTGGGGGAAATCCGGGGTCTTTCCTTTGCACAACTTTGTGTATCTGACCTCGTGCGGAAACTAGAAAATGATGACGATGAAACTTAATATTCCGGATAATCTGCCGGAAGTAACTACGGACAAAGCGCGGCAGCTACCTACGCCAGCCACTTATCACCTGTTATGTGTTATCCCCGAAACTGAGGAGAAATACGACAGCGGGCTGATTAAGTCGGGTCAGACCATGCACTTTGAAGAGGTGCTGTCTCCGGTACTGTTTGTAGTCAAGATGGGGCCAGACTGCTATGGTGACAAGAAACGCTTTCCTAGTGGGCCTTCTTGCAAGGTTGGAGATTTCGTTCTGGTGCGTCCTAACTCAGGTACTCGGGTGAAGATTCATGGGCGTGAGTTCCGTATCATCAACGATGACTCGGTTGAAGCTATTGTTGAAGACCCCCGTGGCATCAGCCGCGCATAAGGAATAGACATGGCAGAAACAGCATTCAAGTTTCCCGACGAGGAAATCGTCAACGATAAGGAAACAGCGGGTACGGAAGTGGAAATCGAGATTGTCGATGACACCCCTGAAGAGGACCGCAACCGCAGGCCGATGAAGGAAGCCCCGGCTGATGTCACCGACGAAGAGCTTGAGCAGTACAGTGATAGCGTAAAGAAGCGGATTCAGCACTTTACTAAAGGCTATCATGAGGAACGGCGCTCCAAGGAAGCGGCTGTACGTGAGCGGGAAGAGGCTGTAAACCTAGCGCAGAGTCTTGTTGAAGAGAATAAGCGCCTGCAAGGGTCACTGGGCCAAGGGCAAGCCGCGCTACTTGATCAAGCCAAGAAAGTACTTGCCGGTGAGGTCGATGCGGCCAAGCAGAAATACAAGGCTGCTTACGAGTCTGGCGACTCTGATGCGTTGGTAAATGCACAAGACGAGCTTACAAATGCCAAGATTAAGGCAGATAGGGTTAACAATTTCAAGTTACCCCCTTTACAAGAGCCAAAAGATGTAGTACAACATCAACAGGCGGCAGCAGCGCCTCAAGTCGATACCAAAGCAAGAGCGTGGCAGGATGAAAATCCTTGGTTTGGTTCCGACGATGAGATGACCGCTGTTGCCCTAACGGTTCACAAAAAGCTTGTTGAAGGTAAGATTGATCCAACCAGTGACGAGTACTACGAGAAGATCAATTCTCGTGTACGGCAGCTTTTCCCAGATGCGTTCCCCTCGGGAAAGACGGCTAAAAGGTCAACGGTGGTGGCGTCTGCTACCCGTAGTACAGCACCGCGCAAAATCGTGCTGACTCAATCACAAGTGAACATCGCCAAGCGGCTGGGCGTCCCACTGGAAGCTTATGCTAAGCAGGTTGCGGCAGACTTAAGGAAACAGAATGGCTGATATTCGTACCCCCCGTGAACTTGAAACCCGTGCTATCTTTGAGCGCCCTAAAAGCTGGGCACCTCCAGAGAAGCTTCCTAGTCCTAACCCTATTCCCGGGTTTGAATTTAGGTGGGTTCGTGTTAGTACGCTAGGTACTGATGATCCCATGAACATTTCCGGCAAGCTCCGCGAAGGTTGGGAACCCGTCAGGGCAGTAGATCATCCAGAACTTGGCATCATGGCGAGTGCTCGCGGGCGCTATCCGGACAGTGTTGAGGTCGGTGGACTCATGCTTTGCAAAATCCCCAAGGAATTCATGGAACAGCGTGCTGCGTACTATCAGCAGCAGACTGATACCCAGATGAACTCGATTGACAATAACTTCATGCGCGAGAACGATCCTCGTATGCCGCTTTTCAAAGAGCGAAGCAGCAAGGTGACTTTTGGCAAAGGTACTTAACTTAGGAGTCTTATATGGCTTACCCTACGATTGACGCCCCTTACGGGCTAAAGCCAATCAACTTGATTGGTGGTCAGGTCTTTGCGGGCTCAACCCGTGAACTTCCGATTACCTACGGCTACGCTACCAACATCTT